CAATGTCTGTATTAAATACTTTGGCCCAAATCTGCCATTCATCTAAAGTATTTTGGGTATATTGGGTAAATAATTGGTGTAGAAGAGTTCTTTTTTCTGAAAGTCTTTTGCTTTGTTCTACAAAATTATGGTGCGGCTCACATAATGTAATTAATTCATGCTGATCTCCCTGACCAAGCATAATAGCTTTAGTATAATCTATGTGATGAACTATTTTAGATGGATTACCACAAATCTGACAGCATCTTCCATCTCGCTCTAAAATGATTTGTCTTATAGACCACCATAAACGAGACTTTATATAAGCCTCATAACTTCTGAAACCTAGTTCCTTCCAGATAGCCACCATCATCAAGTATCCCTGACGCTTCCATGCAAAATCTTAAAAGTAGGAAATCTTAGACTAATGCCACCCTCTTGATTCTTGCTCTCAGCAAAATACTGGACGGTTATAATTTTTCCAAGAATCTTTTTTGGATGTTTATAAAAGTCTTGACGCTGCTCAATAGTAAAGCCAGACCCTACTCTAACATCATAATTTTTATGCTTAATGGTTACACAACTTAACATGGTTTCCTCATGCTCTTTTCCATTAAGAACATATCGGAATGGACCCATTTCAGTATCAACTACTTCATACTCATCATCAAAAAACTTTTTAACTTTGAGTAGGTCTTTGGATCGCTTACCTTTATATGGTTCGTCTGCTCGTAGCATAACTCCTTCCCAACCATAATCGGAGGCTTCTTTAACCCACTCTTGAAAATGCTCATCATTATGAATCAATTCTTGTTCAAGGAGGGTGAGACATGGACATTCATTCTTAGTCATAATCTCTGTCAAATTTGCCAAACGAATAGAATAAGGACGATTCTTCTCGCCTTTCTTGCTATAGAATTCATCGTGACTAATCATATCAAAAATCTTAAAAGATGGATTAGGAATAGTATGATCCTTCTTTTTCAGTTGTTTCATAATTCCTTGAAAATCCTCATTACCATCTTCATCAACTAGACAAAGTTCTCCATCCAAGACTACATTAGTAATACCCAAAGCCTTAATACCGCCCCTAACAATATCCAAAGTCTCAAACTCTTTTCCCGTGCGGGAATAGAAGGTAGTATCACCATTAGCATCAACAATAGCAATACATCTAGCACCGTCAATCTTTCTGCTAACATACCATCCATCCTTCCAGTCAACAATTTTAGGCTCGTATTTATCGGCAAGAGCCACACTAAATTCTGGAATATGATCTGAGATTGCTTTATTTATAATCTTATCCCCAGCACGGGTTTTCAAGTCCTTGTCAATAATACAGTGAATCAGTTCCTCGTATTCTGAATAATGTTCAATAAAACTATTAACAGCAGATATAGCATCATGCCCGGTAATCTGTCTGCTTTTAAGAGCATCCAGTAGATCAAAGAAATTTTTATATTCATTCTTTCTGGCTACAAGATGATTCTTCTTCTTGAGATTATCACTAGTGACATTGTATTGCCACAATGGATGATAGGTATAAAGCAAAATATTCTTAGCGAAAGATGCTGCGGCACTATTGTGTCCGCAATAATCCAGAATAATACCTTCCTTATCCTTGGTGCTACTAGTGGCCCTAAGATCACGAACCATTCCCCAAACATAATCAAAATCGTGAATCATCTTTTTTCTCCTGTGTGTTCCAACATCATATCACGACACAACCCTCTTGTCAAGTATCGTCTAATCGTCGTCGTTTCTTGAACACAATTGCCATATATTGTACCAGATCGCTTCCAGAAGTTTGAAACCAACAAGGGAATATAGCATGAACTATTAGACATAAACCAGCAACCAAACAAACAAATCCATAGAAAACAGCAAATTTAAAATGTTCATAATATGTCATATTGTTATGTTTTAGATGATCAATCCATTTTCTCTTTAAATTCATAAAAGTACAATTCCTCCTCGCTCTCGCTTATCCATCTGCTTCCCGTATGTTCACAACTAAATTCCTGACTAAAAACTTTCCAGTTAGGTTTGATATCAAAATTCTTGCAAATAAAAGCACCACCATCCATCCATAAAACCCTGTTATTTGGTTGCATAAAATACTGTCCATTTTCACCTTCAAAAAAATGACCGCACTTATGACCAGCAGGCATTTCTCCGTAACCAAAATTATACTGTGGCCCTAAACACCAGTCAATAGTAAACATATACTTAGCTTTATGTAATTTTTTATTCTTTAGCAAAATATTTGCTGCTCTATTTTTTGTATATTCAACAATAGAAACACTAGCATAATAACTCATACTATCCCAAAGCTGAATCCAGTCTAGTGGAAAATCAGAACCACCCTTATCATATGATTTTAAATAATGTATTGGAACTCTGGCGTGTTGACTGCCATATTCTGTCATAACGCTAAAAAGTCCACATCTTTGCGGTATACTTGTGAAACTAAATACTTCTACTGGTATTCTTTCGTTATCGATATGTGGTTTCTCGTCATATAAAAAGCCCGTATCAAGAAAAGAATGGAATACTGGAATATTAAAATTTAAATAGTTACTCATTTTTATTTATCCTTGGACCTTGAAAGAAAATAGTTCATAGCATTAACAATTCCTTGTATATTATCTCCTAATTTTCCTATACCGGTATTACAACGATCACAGACCCAACCCCTAAAACTATCATTACCATGATCGTGATCTAATACCCATTTAATAGGTATTTTTTTACAACACTCACAAAACTCTGGTCTTGGTGGTGCTATTTTATGAAGACCACTCCTTACCTTGGAGTGTTTCTTTACGCACTTTTTACATCTAGTATCCAGATTGTCTTTATACATACTGTGCTTAGAAAAACTCCCCTTGTTTTTTCTTTTGCCACAATATGTACAAATTTTTCTACTCATATTAAGTGGAGGCGGGGGCATTGAAGCCCCGTGCTAGCAATACTTCATGATTTTGCCTACAAGTTTATTTTGTTCATAAGTTTTAAGAAAGATTAAAGTACAAACAACATTCATCTTTCCGTACCAACTAATCTCAGGCTAGAACCCGTTGGCTATTCTAGCAGCCGAAGGATTTTACATCAATCTTTTGAACGCTACCTTCATCGCTTTCTAAGATTGTTGCTACTATTTATTAAGCAGCAAGGGCTAACTGATTAGTGCCAGTTAAAGCATTTGGTAGACTTTTAAAGTGGCCCGTCCACCAACCACTACTTGCCAAATATCAATCTGTTATTGTAGTCGAAACCTTTCGCCCCCATGTATAAAATTATTCGTATTTAACCTTTTCAAGTCTCAAAAGTTCTTTTTTTATTTCACTATATTCTTGATCAGTAATCCAATGATTATTCTGTAGTGAATTCTCTAGCTTGTTAACACAATTAATCAAATGGAGATTATAACCAAGAGAAAGTAACAACGATCCAAAGAACAAAACAAAAAAACTCAATTTCCATATCGGCCTATTACACATTTAATGTTCCTTTTCTGATCATATTAAAGTATTCTTTTTGAGATATCCATATATCGTCGTTGATTGATCGCCCATTATCTATAATACTCCAAATCTTCTTTCTGCCACGATATGCCAATTTTAACCATAGACTTTCACCAGAGACATAACAAAGTCTCCTTTTGAGAGAAAGGTTAAGTGACCACTCTCTCAAATTCCCCATCATGTTCCAAAAAGATTTTTCAGATCCATAATTTGTTGTTCGCATCCTTGAATCTCTATCTCTATGTCTCTACACTTCTTACAATAGTCAGAATCAAAACGCTCTTTTAATTCATCTAGTTTAGCTTTTAGGCTTGTTATTTCTTTTAGAAGTTTTTCGTTTTGGTTTTGGTTCATCATCTTGAGTCTTTAAGGTTAATTCACTAGAGGATAGCCAGAAAATCATTTCATTTAGCTCATCATCCCAAGCACACTCCACCCTACCTTCGGCAGCTAGTTTTGCCAAACCAACATTATATATCCACATTCTAACTTCTTCAAAAGTTCTATTATAGCTATCTTCATCAATCAAAAAATTGCCATCCTCATCTTCACCTATGCAATTATTTTTAATCAAGTTAGTTGTTTGGACAATGCTGATAAAATCATCAAGATTTTCATGATAAAATTCTGTGAATGATAAAGCAGCATTTTTTCTAATGCTTTCAGCGTACCTATCTAAATCGCTAATAGAATAAATCTCGCTCATAATAATATACCCCAATTAGATAAATTTCTTAACTGTTTGATCTATTTTTTGACTACTTTTATCCAATAGTCTGTTCAAAGTTTTTTGCATAGTTTGATCTCCTCTAGGCAACCAACGACCATCTTCATAAAGAGCAGTAATAATCTGTGGAATCCAATGCTGATATGCTAATTCAAACTCTTCTGGAAAATATACTTTGAGTATTCTTTCTATATGATATAAGTTATTGACTATAGAATCTCTATGATCCAACAGATTATTTAGTTGGTCTTTTTGGGTTTTAGTAAAACCTCCTTCAAGACTCATTAGACAGTCTCCGTTTTAGGCTTGAGTTTCATCAGCTTATGCTTCGTTTTCCAAACTCCTGTTTCTTTATTTTGGAAATCCCTTCCCATATAAATATGACAGAAGCCGCTGGACTTGTCAAGACCATAAGCACGAATACCATTCTCATCTACCCCCTCAACAACAAAACGCCCTCTATATCCCATAGGAATAAATTCGCCCTTTGATACATAGTACGGTCCACCAGCAACCTTTATTCTCTCTCCCTTGACCAGAGTTTTCCAATCAACCTTTTGAATAATCTTTGTATTCTTAGCCTCTTTACTCTTGGGCTTAAATATGAAAATATGATCACACTTTTTGCAACAATATGCCCTTGGGCCAGTTGTAGTTCCGCAATCTGGACAAGCTTTTTTACCCTTACCAAGTCCCATCTTTAATCTCCTGTGAAGTGTAGTTGATACGCTCTAAGTATAACATAGTTATCGGAGTTGTCAAGGGGTACTCTTTAGACGATTCTGGATTTTTCAAACCTAGCACCAAATATACTTGAGGTTTTTAAATTATCCTGTAAGTTTGGACGCATAATCCTTTTCTGGAATAATGGTTAACTTACCGGGATCATAATGACAAAAATAACTATCATGAATACGTTTTTTTGCAAGACCTTCTTCTTCTATTTGAATATAAACATTAACTCTGTATCTGTTTTCCCACAATTTATTAATTTTAGTCATCAAATAATGCTTGGGCTTCGTTACCTGTTTAAAAAGCAAACTCTCAATTTCAAAATCCATTAAGTATTCTCCTCAAAAATCTTTTCAATATTAGTAATAAGTACCAATCTGTCTTTTTTACGACTATCGCTAACATAATAAGTATCACATGTGAATTCGTCACCAGTATTCGCATCATGAATTAATATCGGAGTATTCCACTCAAAAGTTCCAACAGCTTGTATATTGTTGGCTCTATCATGAAGGAAAG